GTTCAAACAGTTACGTCTTAATATGTGGGTTTCAAGTATAACGAGATTCATACCTGAGCAGATCTACGACAAAGGAAATCTGCCAATTGATATGGCATCGCTGGAAGGCCGAGATTGTTATGGCGGCTTAGATCTATCGAGTACAGGAGACATCACAGCACTTGTTTTGATGTTCCCACCGCGAGATGAGAGCGAGAAGTATGTGCTGCTTCCATTCTTTTGGGTACCAAAGGACACAATACCTTTGCGAGTCCGCCGTGGTTCAGTTCCATATGATGTCTGGCATCAACAGGGTTTTTTACAAGCAACGGAAGGAAATGTAATTGATTACAACTTTATCGAGGCTTTTATTCAGAAACTCTATGAGAAATATCATATCTTGGAAATCGCTGTAGATCGTTGGAATGCTACACAGTTGATTCAGAACCTTACGGATGATGGATTTACGATGGTTCCGTTTGGCCAGGGCTTTAAGGATATGAGTCCGCCAACCAAGGAATTTTACAAACTTTTGATGCAAGGAAATGTGATACATGGCGGCAATCCTGTTATGCGGTGGATGAGTGGAAACGTCGTCGTAGATCGAGATGCAGCAGAAAACATTAAACCAACAAAGGCGAAGTCGCCAGAAAAGATCGATGGAATTGTAGCTGCAATCATGGCACTTGATCGTTGTATTCGTCATGAAAATTTAAGCAGTGTTTATGATGACCGCGGCTTATTAGTTTTTTGAGAAAGGAGACATACGTGGGATTAAAAAATTTATTTGGTTTATCAAGTGCGAGAGATACAACGCATGAAATCGTACCTGAGGTCACGGACAATGTTCGTGATTCAGGACAAACATTCTTGTTTGGTAGAGCGGACAGTGGCGAGCGAGTGGATGAGAAATCAGCGATGCAGATTGCGACTGTCTATGCCTGTGTCAGACTCCTTTCTGAAACAGTTGCTGGTCTCCCATTGCATTTGTATAAATTCATAGATGATACAGAGAATGGAAAAGAACGTGCATTGGACCACCCTTTGTATAAAGTTCTTTACCGTCAGCCAAATCCTGAAATGACTAGTTTCTCCTTCCGGGAAACAGCAATGACCCATTTATTACTGTGGGGCAACTTCTATGCACAGATCATTCGAGACGGGAAGAATAACATTCTCGCACTCTATCCTTTATATCCAGAAAATGTGGAAGCGGATCGAGATGAACATGGAAATATTTATTATATCTACCATGCCTATACCGATGAGGTGCCTGGTGATCAGAACAAGGATCTATATTTCAGAAGAGATGAGATCTTCCATGTGCCTGGGCTTGGATTTAATGGTCTTGTTGGTTTTTCACCAATTGCCATGATGAAGAATGCTTTAGGTACAACCTTAGCAGTTGAGAGGTACGGATCATCCTTCTTCCGCAATGGTGCACAGCCAAGTGGTGTCTTGGAACACCCCGGTGTATTGAAGAATCCAGAAAAGATCAGAGAGAACTGGTCTGATGTATATGGCGGTGCAAGTAATGCACATAAGGTGGCCGTGCTCGAAGAAGGCATGACCTATAAACCAATATCCCTGCCTCCAGAGGATTCGCAGTTCCTTTCTGTGAGGCAGTTTTCAGTGGAGGAGATTTGCAGAGTGTTCCGGGTTCCACCACATATGGTTCAGGACTTGGATCATGCAACCTTCTCTAACATTGAACATCAGTCCATCGACTTTGTTGTCCATACGCTGACACCATGGCTTGTCCGCATTGAACAGGCAATCGTGAAAGATCTTTTACTGGAATCGGAGCAGGACACCTACTTTCCGAAGTTTAACGTAGACGGCCTTTTACGGGGCGATTATCAAAGCCGAATGAGCGGCTATGCAACAGGAATCAGTAATGGCTTTCTTTCACCGAATGATGTCCATCGTTTAGAAAATATGGATCTGATTCCGGCTGAAAAGGGTGGCGATGATTACTACCTTAATGGTGGCTACGTTCGTTTGGAAGATGCCGGCAAATCTGGTGCTACCAGTGCTGATAGCACGGGTGACAATGTCACACAGAACAAGAATAAAGGGGCGAAGCCCCCGAGGAGGAAAGAATGAAGAAGTTTTGGAATTGGATTTACGATGATAGCGGAGGTCGTATATTGCGACTAGAAGGTCCAATTGATGAGGATTCGATCTGGGGTGATGAAGTAACTCCACAGGCATTCCGTCAAGAGCTCAATTCAGAAGAAGGCGATGTGACGGTTTGGATCAATAGTCCAGGTGGAAATGTCTTTGCAGCAGCTGAGATTTACACGATGTTGCAGGATTACCAAGGTGCTGTGACTGTCAAAATTGCATCGATTGCAGCGTCTGCTGCTTCAGTTGTTGCAATGGCGGGAACACAGGTATTGATGTCACCAACAGCACTTCTTATGATTCATGATCCAGCGACGATTGCAATGGGTAATACAAAGGACATGGAGAAGGCAATCAATACGCTGACTGAAGTAAAGGAAAGCATCATCAATGCCTATACCGCAAAATGTGGACTTTCCAGAAAAAAAGTTGCTGACCTAATGAGCAATGAAACTTGGATGAATGCAAAAAAAGCAGTGGAACTAGGATTTGCGGATGAGATCCTGTACGAGGATAAGAAATCCCCAGAAGAAGATTCTGTGGAAGATCCACAAGAACCGGAACAAGATACTGAGGAAGATTCGCAAAAGAAAAAAATCATCATTTCTGGCGCAGAAGCACATCTGTACTCCAGTCGGAAGATGGATCTGGCGATTCTGAATCGACTTGTTACTGAGGCATCTGGTGATGATTTAAAGCCAGATTCAGAAGTCAAAAAGGAAGAACCAAAGATCGGATTGAACGGAACTACCGCAGATGGCAGCATGCCATATGAGATTTTGAAACGACAGCTAGATTTCCTGAAATAAGGAACTAACTGTTTTTTGTTACTCAACCTTTAAAGGAGGAATGAAACAATGAGTAAGATTATTGATTTGCGCAATAAGCGTAATACCCTCTGGGAGCAGACAAAAGCTTTCCTTGAGGAACACAGAGATGAGAATGGTCTGGTAGAAAGTTCTGCCGTAGAACAGTACAACAAAATGGCAACTGACGTGAAGGCGCTTGGAGACGAGATCGAGCGTTTGGAGAATCAGGCAGAAATTGATGCAAAGCTGGCTGCACCAACTTCTATGCCAGTCCATGCAGATGTGAAAATGGCAGGCAAGAAGGCTATCGCTCCAACAGCAACTGCAGAATACAGTGATGCATTCTGGAACATGCTGAGAAATCGTGGCAACTATGCGGAAGTTATGGATGCATTGTCTGTTGGTGAAGATCCAAAAGGTGGTTATACCGTCCCAGATGAATTTGAAAAGCAGTTGGTTGAATCCTTGGAAGACAACGATATCTTCCGTACCCTGGCAACAGTCATCAAAACATCTTCTGGTACACGAAAGATCCCAATTGCGGAAGATTCTGGTGAAGCAAGCTGGATCGATGAAGGTCAGGAAATCCCAGAAGCAGAGACAACCTTTGGCCAGACAACTCTTGGTGCCTATAAGATGGGCACGATGATCAAGATTTCTAACGAACTGCTGAATGATTCTGCTTTTGATTTGGCAGGTTATATTGCACGTCGATTTGGTGTACGTATGGGTAACGCAGAAGAAAAAGCATTCTTTACCGGAGATGGCCTGAACAAGCCACTCGGTCTGTTAGCCGATAAAGGTGGAGCGCCAGTTGGTGTTACGGCTTCTACTCAGACTTCCGTAAAGTTTGATGAAGTTTTCCAACTCTACTATGCATTGAAGGCTCCTTACAGAAAGAATGCGCAGTTCCTTTGCAATGAAGCACTTTTACTTCAGTTAATGACTCTGAAGGACAAGAATGATAACTACATCTGGAAACCGTCTCTGGAAATTGGTAAGCCAAATACACTGCTTGGCCGTCCACTGGTAACAAGTTCTTATATGCCAGCAATTACCGCAAGCGCGAAAGCACTGGTCTTTGGTGACTACAGTTACTACTGGGTTGCTGATCGTCAGAGCAGAACCTTTAAGAGACTGAATGAGCTGTATGCTCGTACAGATCAGGTTGGCTTTATTTCTACTCAGAGAGTAGATGGCAAGCTGATCCTTCCTGAAGCAGTCCAGGTTCTGCAGATGAAGGCAACAGTCTAAGGAATGAGGTGAGTGATCGTGGCATTGATATCGCTTGATGAAGCAAAGGAGTATCTGCGAGTTGACTCGGCTGATGAGGATGCCACGATCAGCATCCTCTTATTTTCAGCCTCACGACTTTGCCAAGACGTGGGTAGATTAACGGAAACACAATGGGCTGTCATTAATTCTGATGCTGAAAGCACAGATGCATATACCAAGGATGAGCTGTTAGCCGTCCGCGAGACACTCAAAGTGGCTATCCTTTATGCCCTTGCTTATTTGTTTGAACACCGGGAAGAGGCAGATCATCATGCATTGCAACTAACACTGCGATCGATATTGTTTGCGATCCGGGAGGGAGTCAATGAATGAATATTGGTGATCTTCGTGTTCGGATTCAGATTCAGAAACATACAGTAGTTGTGGATCAGTATGGAAATCACACCAATGGGTGGATAGATTACTTTTCTTGCTGGGCCACAATTGGCACAAGCACCGGATCTGAAAGTGGCGGTACTGTTGTTAACCCGGAAGAGTCTCTTGATTTTACCGTTCGCTATTCTAAGGAATCAAAAGCTGTGGAATCCACAAAGTATCGGATTCTTACCGAGGGGAAAATCTATAACATCACTTACGTAAATCCAATGGGTCAGAAGCATAACAGCTTGAAGTTTAACTGCAAGTTGGAGAAGGCCAAGGTATGAGCCAGAATGTTTCGATTGATGATATGGACGACGTCATTATGAATGAGCTGGAGAAGTACGCAAATCTCGCTACGGATGATATGAAGGATGCGGTCAAAGATACTGCAAAGTCGGTAAAGAAAGATATCGAGAGTTCTGCACCGGTCCTCACTGGCCGCTATAAAAAGAGCTGGCGAATCAAGAAAATACGTGAGAATGCAAACAGCCTAGATGTTCTCGTCCATTCAAGCAATCGTTATCAGCTTACCCATTTATTGGAATTTGGTCATGCAAAACGTGGTGGAGGTAGGGTGGCAGGAAAGCCGCATATAGAACCTGCTGCAGAAAAAGGAGAGCAGGACCTTATCAAAGCAATCGAGGAGAAGTTGAAATGAAATATGAGGATGTGATGGCCATGTTAACGGAGTGTAATCTGCCGTTTGCCTATGACCATTTTGCAGAAGGAGAATCGCCTGATCCTCCTTTTTTAGTTTTTCTCTTTCCAGGCACTGACAACATGTTCGCGGATAACCAGGTCTACTACAAAGTGAATGAGCTAAACATTGAACTCTACACCGATAAGAAGGACCCGGAAATCGAAACTCAGATCGAGGATGTTCTAGCAGCTCATGAGGTTGCTTATGAAAAGACAGAAACATGGATTGAATCCGAAAAGATGTATGAAGTGCTTTATCAAACAGAAATATAAAAGGAGGTCATAGAAATGACTAATACAAAGAATAAGGTGAAGTTTGGTCTGAAGAATTGTCACTATGCAACTACGACAATTGCCGAAGACGGAACCATCACCTATGGCACACCGAAAAGTCTGCCAGGGTCCGTCAGCTTAGCATTGGATGCAGAAGGTGAGAATGATCCATTCTATGCGGATGATTCCGTATACTACATGATCAGTAATAACAATGGTTACTCTGGCGATTTGGAGCTGGCACTGGTACCTGAAGAA